TAGGACATTACGCATTGTCTCTAGTGCGTGGGGTTTCCAGTCAATATCATTGTCGCTAAATAGAACAAATGGTGTATCACACTGTTTAAAGCCTTCGTTTCTTGCCCAAGGAGCACCTTTACTGTCTGTGTCATGGACTACAACTACCTTAAAGCCTTTGTAAGTCTGGTTAGCAAGTGAATTAAGTGTAATGTCAGCACTTTCACCAACCCTGCAAGGTATTACGACAGTAATGTCTGGTATGCTTGTTCCCATAAGTGTATATTTTTATCTATTGAGTAGCGACCTATTACATATTCTCTAGCCTTTCGACCCATTTCTCGCCTTAGTTCCTTATCGGTTACCAGTTTATCTATCTCCTCTATCCACTTTGAGTTGTCCAATACAACAGTCATGTGTTTTGCGTCTTCTGGGTCTTGATATGGACTCTTGCCGTCTTCAAAGCCTTGTGCAATTACAGGTATCTCTAGCATAGACGCTTCTAAGAACTTTAAATTGGATTTGCAATGATTAAAGTAATCGTCTGAACGTGGAATTATCATAATATCTAACTTCAATCCGTTTAGGGTAGGTATGTATTCTCGTATATTAACAAAGTGTTGCCACTCTACTTTTAAACCATCCCAAAACTTATATTCTTCTTCATACATTTTCTGCACACTCTGAGCTGTAGTTTCGTCTTTGATAGGTAGACAGAATAGCACAAGTTGTATATCCTCTCGTTTACTTAATTCTCTTAGTATCTCTGCAACGTGAGCGACATCGTTATGCCACCCCACAGAGCCTACAAGCCCTATCCTGACCTTTTTATCTTCACTCCGTAGTATCTCATCCTCATCTGGCCAATCCTCTGGTGCAACGCAATTTGGAAGCACTACTACGTTAGGGTTTAACTTGCGATACTCCTCAGCTAGAAAATCTGTTGAGCAGGTAATCAAGTCTGCGTACTTTCCAAAGTCGTCTATTGCGTTGTCTATTTTTGGGTAGAGTTTACCAAGTTTAGTCTGGTCAAAACCTTTGTAAGTGTCGTCATTGTCCATAACGATTTTCTTACCCTGTGAACGGAGAATCTTGGCTACTTCCAAACTCCTGTCGTCATTAGGTCTGTGGAATACCACTATGTCGGAGTTCATAACTCCCTTAGCTCGTTGTTCTTCTGTAACCATTGTAGTTCTTAGGCTAGTCTTGTCTCCGTCAGCCCCTAACTCCCTTAAAGGAAGTAATGCTCTCACATAGTGACAACTTTCTAAGAAACTGTTAGTAAAAAATATCTTCATGTTATAAGTTTTTTAAGGCTTCCTCTATTTTCTTTGTGATAATCTTTTCTATTGCTTCTGATACCTTTGCGTTAATCATCTCGGCTATCTTATCTGTCTTTGGTGCTTCCTCCTGTTTGGTCTGCACTGCTTGTATCTCTTGAATCGTAGGCACAAACTCTGGTTCGTTTTTCTTTAGCACGTTACCTGTTCTGTCTATTATGTTCCCGTCTCTATCTATTTTATCTGATGTCTTTTTTATATTAGGTGAAATTATCGTGTTCATATTGTTTCCGAAATTATGCTGAGGAATCTCTTTTCGGAGCGACCCCCAGCATAAACAATTAAGTTAATAACTGTAAAACAAGATTAAGCCTGTGTTTTTATGAATACACCTGCGTTGTCTCGGTTCTCAATTACACCGTAAAGCAAATCTGCTGTTGTGATTGTTGAAAGATATTCTGGAACGTAGTGAGATTGAACTCTTACTCCATGTTTACCTGTCATTGATGAACCTGTGTTTGATGCCATTGAGCCACCCATTCCTAGAGGTGATGTTGCAAAGTGGATAGCATCCTTGTGTGCTAGTGCGTTTGCTCGTCCTGTAGAACCTGAGATGAACTGAATGTTGTTAGAAACGAATACTGGAATACCGTATAGAGTCGCTCTTGGTGTCTTAGCTGTTGGGTCGTTGACTGGTGAGTTGACTGCCAATGAGAACTTGTCGATATTTTGTACTTGCTTCCAGAATACTGCTGGTGAAACGAAGAACGCTACATCTGTTGATGTGTCGATTCCTACTGCCTCAAGAGCTGAGATAGCTGCTCTGATGTCAGAGTCTGCTAGAGCTGCTGTTGAACTTCCTACAGTTGTTGAGAAGTTATCAAATAGTTCAGTGATTGCCACTTCTAGCTTTGAAGCCATTGTGTAACCTGCGTTCTTTGCATATCTCTCTTGTAGGTAGTATGAGTGTTTAACTTGAGCTGCTTCTCTGTCTTCTATTGCAAATGATACTTCGTACCACTGGTCAACTGTCAAAGTAACCTTTGAGTCAGTTGGAGCGTTCAAAGTAACTGCTGTTGCGTTAGTTTTAGAATTAGCCGCCATTTCTGTAGTAGTTGGAGTGTAAAGGATGTTTCCACCGTTTGCCAACTCATCACTTCTGTCTACGAAGAAGTCTGCTACCATCAATTTTAATTTAAAGAACTCGTTTACTTTGTCTCCCCAAAGTGCTGGGATGTAACTAGCTAGTGTAGTTAATGTTTCTGTTGTTGTTGGAAATGCCATTTTATTGTCCTATTGCCTTATGCCTTGTTTGTAAATTGATAATAGGTTTGGGGTTTAGAACTATTGTCCGATGCTTTTTCTCCACTGTTCCTGGTGTTCGTCTCTAGTTAGATTATCCTTCTTAGGAGCTTCTCCCCTTCCTGAACCTTTAGAAGCACCGAGTGTTGCCTTCTGTGCTTTTTCATCCGCTTTCAACTTGGAGTCTAGGGCGATGTAAAGCTCATCCTTCTGGGCATCTAACATACCAACTCCTTTAGCCCTTGCGATTGTTCGTAGGTTCTCAATTCGTTTGTCGTCAATTCCCTGTGATTTCAAAAGTAATTCTTCTGCTTCTTGTCGTGAAAAAGGTTTATCGGTTGAAACCTCTTGAGAGACAGGTTTGCCATTTTTAAGTGCCTCCTCTGCCTTATGCGCTCTTGCTAGGATGTTTGGCACAGCATTGGCTTTCCTTGTGAGAGCTTCGTGTTCTGCCTTAGTAAGAGTAACACTGTCCTCTGCAGTGTCCAGATTTTCTTCAAGTTCTGTGTCTTGTTCAGTTGTTATGGTAACTGTATCCTGAGTTTCCTCGTTCATATTGTTTTGTAGGTTTGTGCCTCACTACGGGCGTTAGATAGACTTTCTGCCGTCTACAATGGCTAATAATTATGAGTTTAATGTCGTCACAGGACATAAGTCTTCTTATCTCGGACTGTTGATTACTTTAGATTTATCTTTTGAGTATTCTTCCTTTAATGTGATGAACATATCTTCCAACACTTCCTTTGCCAACGCTATATCTTTTGTTTCTTTTTGTTCATAGACTCTCTTGAGTGCCAACTTATCAAGGTGGAGTAGCATGTAGGACTTCACTACTTCTCTAGTGTGTTCATCGTTTTGAAATTGTGTGAGTAGTTGTTCCATATTATACGATTGGTTGTGGCTCTTGTGGTTGCATTGGTTGCATTGGCTGTTCTTGCATCATCTGATTTCGTGGTTGTACGTTAGACTTTGATAGAGACATTGGACTAATTCCTGCACCTGAGACTTCTAGGATTCTGTTTAGCACCATCTTAATATCCTCTGTTGTAACTACACCTGATTGAGATAGTGGAATCATTGATTGGAGCATTGAGTTTAGAGATTCTAGTGTAGCCATTTTGTTCTTACTTTCTCCAGTCACGTCTATTGTCAATTTTGCCTCCATATCCTTGTAGTAGTCTTTTGGAATATCTAGGAAACGTCTCTTGCCTCCCTTTCCAATCATCTGTCCGAACTGGTCTTGAAGTGATAGGTATTCTTCTTGTGTAAAGATTTCGCCTTCTAGTATCTTTTCCTTTCCGAACTCACTAGCCTGATGTTTAGAGAAGTGTTCGTCTAACTTAGCTAGTTCTTCTGGGCTGAAGTCTGCCGCTAGGATGTGTTGCTTGCTTAGTTTCTTTTCAATGTGAGGGAATACCCAGTGAGTGAATACTTCTTTAAGGAAGATTCCCCACTCTTCTCGTCTGTAATCAAAGTGTGAGCCTCCTGCGTTCGCTACCAGGGCTTGTAGTCTGTATGGTTATCCTGATGGTGGTGTTTCTCCTCTTACTGCGTCATAACTTGATGTAGCTCGTTCAAACTGTTTAAACCAAGCCTCTTTCATATTCTGGAACTGTGGCATAGCACCTGTCATTAGGTTTAGAACATTTAAGTCTTTGCCTTCTTCAAGGACTACAATAGAGCCATTGTCTAAGTCTGACATAACATTATTCCCAACTTTCTTTGAGTTAGTCTTTAGGATAACTTTACCAGATAGTTCCATAGCCGCTTGTTCCTTTTGTACTGCGTCATTGGTCCATACTTGTGCTTCGTCTCCTTCTTCTACCACTCCTCGCCCCAATGCTCTACCTGATACTTTCTTCCAAGGTAAATACTTGTAAGGCATTTCTTTTTCTGTTCCCCAATATAGGTGGACAAACTTGCTGTCCTTCTTAGCGAAGAAGTGCATTTGTTGTGTAAACCCTTCACTGCCTGCTGAGTCGTCATCTTCTGAGTCGAAAGTATCTGGGAACTCTCCGTGAACTTCCCACACTTCCATTCTAGTGTCTGTTCGTGTGTAACCTTTCTTTGACCAAAGTTTTACTGCTTCATCTATGTTTTCCCAAGAGCCTTCTTTAGCTTTCAATTCAATCGGTGTCATCCAATGCTTTTCAATAATCACTCCGTCTAAAATAGAAACTTGGTCTGTGACTGCGTTTTTCCAGTCTACTACTTCAATTTGCATTTCCCCATCCTCTTCTTGTTTCTTTACCAAGACTCCTCCATATCTTGCCCTAGTCTCGCCCATTTCGTTTAGTGTCTTAGCGAAGTCTGACTGCTTCATCCAGTTCTGTATTTCGTGGTTGAATAACCATGATTTGTCAGAGTCTTTTTCTTTATCTGCTTCAACTCTTATGTCCTTAGTGTCTATGTCGGTTGCTACCACAGCAGTATCTACCATAGCGTTCACTATGTTGTAGAAAGGTCTGTCCTTAACTTTAGGTGAAGGGTCGCCTGCTAGCGAGCTTTCGTTACCGTTTAGGTACTTTGAATTAGAATAGTATTCTACTGTTCTTAGTGTTCTATATTGTGAAAATGATAACCCTTCTGTGATTTGGATTATTCCCCCTTTGTAGTCGCCTTCTATTTGTTGTAGTTCTTGTGATAATTTCATAACGAGATTAAGTTTTTAATACTTAACCCCGTACTTCGGTGGTTGTTTATATAATAATAACATACCAGCAATGTCAACGCAATTATTTTACATGGATTATAGTGGTATCTGTCAACATTACCTTTGAACTTCTAGTGATTAAGTAGTTGTTTACTTTACCTTCCTTGTCGGCTACGATTTCTACTCGTTCAAAAGGTTTCAATGTCCTTAGTATTTGGATTATTAGCCGCTCGTTTGTTGATATTTTATCTTGCATTGTTTGATTGGTTAGCTCGTCTAATTTGTATCATGTGGTTTAGCCGTGAGATTTCTCCTCGGTCTTCTGGCTGGTTTGTCATTATGGCGTACCTGAGGGCATCCATAGCGTGGTCGTTCTCTTTGACAGGATTCTCTTGCTCGTTACTATTCGGCCTTCTTTCAGGGTATGAATATGTTTCAAGCTCACTGATTAGGTTTATGCAGTCCTTGTGGATTTTGAGTTTGTTTCTTTTAAAGAGATTACGAACACGGTTGATTCCGTTCATAACGGAGTCTTTACCCTTAATCACTTCTGCCACATTGATACCTTTGGCACTGAGTACAGAAATAGCAGAAGGATTCTCAGGGTCGGGATATATAACATTAAAGTTACAAGACCTTATGTAGTCTCCTATTTGCTCGTCTGTTCGCCCTTGTTGATACCACTCGCCTACAACGAAGTAGTTGTTGTCGTAATCACGTTTGATGTGAATAACAGCACAAGGGTTAGTGAATCCAAAGTCTATACCTGCAATGTACTCAGCTTCGTTACTGACCTCCCCTTCAAAGATATGTCTTGACCTGTCAAACTCTTTATACACCAATCCTTCTGTCTTTCTGAAGTCAGCAAGATACTCTTGAGCAAACCTATCCTCTGTTAGTTCTAGCTTAGCCTTGTCTAGTTCTTCGGTTGGAAGATTAGGGTTGTCGTATGACGTAAAATGAAACGACTTATAATCGTTGTCTTTGTGTTCTTGATTGAATAAGTCATAGAAATGATTGAACCCTTTAGGAGTAGAGATAAACATAGCTTCTCCCTTATAGTCTGTGAGTGTTGGTCGGATAACTTCTTGCCAATTACTTGCCCAGTTTCGCATGGAAGCAATCTCGTCCACTACAATGAAATGAAACTTCTGTCCTCGGATTGTTTC